CCTGTTGCTCCCGTCGGTCCAAGTATGGTGTACATAATTTGTTCAACGTGAAGATTTACGCTTGGAGATGCAGGACGAGTCGGAGATGAACCAGCAGCAACTGCTAGTAATTCCATATAGGTGTTTTGTGATGACCAGTAGAACTGGATGTAGTCACCAGCATTAACTGTTACTAAGTCTTCAATGTTTGCAAGGACTTGATTGTTAACGCCAGAGGTTGTAAAGACTGCGGTTGATTGAGTCACAGCAGTTCCGTTAAGAGCATACCAAACGTTTACTTGGTAGTTGCTTCCACCGCCAGTGGTGATGAATTGACCCAAAAAGTTTACTGAGTAAGTACCAGCATAAGCAAAAGTAATTTGGCTAGATGAGACGATGCTTACGCCACTTGAGCCAGAATCGGTGTTAATAGTAATAAGGTTGGCGCTAGTAGCGCCTGCATTGGTCTGAGTGGTAGTATCGTAAAAGTTACCGTAATGGCCTAGCGTACCGCCTGCACCAGTGGCACCAGTTGCACCAGTCGGACCAGTAGATCCTGTTACGGATGGTCCAGTATTACCTGTGTTACCAGTATTACCCGTGTTGCCAGTGTTTCCTGTGTTGCCCGTATTGCCCTGAGCACCCGTAGGACCAGTAGGTCCTGTAGAGCCTGTAGAGCCTGTAAAGCCCGTAGCACCTGTTGAACCAGTAAAGCCTGTAGAACCTGTAGGACCTGTGCTGCCAACGGCTCCTGTAGGCCCTGTAGGGCCTGTAACACCCGTATTACCAGTGTTGCCTTGTGCTCCTGTTGGGCCAGTTGATCCAGTAACGCCTATAGGACCAGTTGGTCCAGTTTGTCCAATGCTTCCTGTAGGACCTGTGCTACCCGTTGATCCAACTGCGCCAGTAGGTCCAGTGGTTCCTGTATTTCCAACTGCACCTGTCGGTCCTGTAACTCCTGTTGCACCAATTGCTCCAGTAGGTCCTGTATTTCCTGTTGCACCTACAGCGCCTGTTGGTCCCGTTGTTCCAGTATTCCCTTGAGAGCCAGTAGCTCCCGTGCTGCCCGTAGATCCTGTCGAGCCTGTTGCTCCAACCGATCCTGTGTTACCAGTATTTCCTTGACTGCCCGTTGATCCTGTAACGCCAGTCGAACCAATAGGGCCAGTGGGACCAGTGGAACCAGTACTACCAGCAGGGCCAGTATTGCCTGTTGCACCTTTAGCTCCTGTCGCTCCAGTGATTGATGAGCCAGTATTACCCTGTGCTCCTTGAATACCTTGTGGTCCTTGTGGACCAAGTACGCCTAATTCAAGAGTAGTAAATTGATTTGTGCCAACGTTAAAGACGTTGGTTGTTTCTGGGATAAGTACAGTTGAAATGCTATTGACTGTAATTGCCATTACTGGATCACACTCGCTTGTACAACAAATGCGCCATTAAGAATTTGATAAACGTTTCCAGAACCATCGCTAAGATTAAAAGCATATGTATAGTTACCCGCTGGAAGATCGGTAGGGTCTGTTTGAACAGGCGTAAGAGTAAATGTTGTTTGACCTAATGCTGGGCTAATAACTGCTTTGCCATTGGCTGTGGAAAGTTCAACAACAAGATTGTTGGACACGTCACGAACCTGCATGTCTGCTGTGTAGCCAGTAAGGTTAACTGGAAGATTATCTACCAACCAAATGGGAGCAAGGGTAAAGGTTGTGCCATTAATAATCGTGATGTTATATCTGCCTGCGTTCACGTTGCTCCTAAACCGTTGTAATGTAAGCGCCGTAGCCAGCGTTTGTAAGGATAGTTACTTCAGCATCTGAAAGGACATATGAGTGTCCACCTAGATAGCAATAATCTGCTGATTGTGTATCTTGTACCGCAGGGGTACGCTGGCTAACTACAGCAGTTCCAAATACCAAGATTGAGTTAGCACGAGCAATTTTGTAACGCCAGAACAAAATACCAAAACCAGCGGGACCTTCGTTAACCGTTGGTGGGTTAAATACTTTTGCCATGCGTTACCTTTCGATGGTGTTGCCGCCTGCCCCCACGTGCGGGAGCAGGCAACAACTAACTCAATTATGAGTTGTGGATAGAAGCTGATGACTCGATACGAACCAAAGCTGCGTCACGGTAACGTGCCCAGCCTAGAACGCCGTACCATCCGATTGGACGGAAACGCATCAACTTATCAACGATTGGACCGAAGACCACATGTGGCTCTTCAGCAACCGCTTCAGCAAGTGCTTGCTTACCAGCAACTAGTGTGCGGAATACGCGTGTTCCACCAGAAGCGTTTACGTAAGAAGAAGTACCGAATGTACCTGTAGCACCTGAAGAACCTGTACCATCTGTTGTGTTGAACAAACGTGGAGACTCTACGAACATAGCTCCTTCGTAAGTTCCGATGGTTCCTGGCCAAAATTCAGATGCGCCATTCTCAGCGTACTTGTGGTCATCGCGCCATCCGCCTGCTCCAGTTTCGGAGCGAAGGTCGTATGAAACTTCTGGGTGAATACCACACCAGTAGTATTCGCCTTGACGTGGAACAGCCTTGTTAGCACGTAGCTTTGCAACAGCAGTACGAATATCGCGTGAGCGAATTACTGATGTTCCATCGATAGATGCTTGTGTTGTTCCATTGGTGTATGTTCCAGCATATGTTGAAACTGGGGCAGAAGCTCCGCCTGTTAGTTCAGCAATTGCGTTTGGTCCACCAACAAGTGTCTTGAGGACGACTGTATCAAGTGAGTCAGCCATGTTGAAGGCAATAATGTCTGCAATAGCTGGATCTACATCTGATAGTGAGAACAACTCGAGCTTACGAGTTGCTAGAGAAGCGTTACCATATTCAAGCAATGAAACGGTGATTGGAGTGGTGTTACCTAGAGCAACAGCATCTGGATCAACGTCTTCAGAGAGTGAAGAAGTAACGGCTGACATGTCTGTGTAAATCTGGAATACAACAGACGAACCTGGCATAGCTTGCTGTACTGGACGCTTATCTGCAACATCGCGGATAAGAGGAACGGCACGGAGCGCAAACTCTACATAACGGTCATAAGCGGTTTGTACTAACCCTGGAATACCAGCGGTAGAACCGAATGAGTCGGTATATTGATTGGCCATGTGTCACCTACTTTCTTTGGGTATAGTGTGCGAATGGGTTTAAATTAACGTCCTCGACCCGTTACCTTCTGACCAAAAACAAGCATGTCAAGCTCTTCTCTTGTCTTAACGCCAGCCAGTTTCGCGGCTGCATCAGCATCACGAGACGGGGTATTTGCGTTTTGAAGAGTGGCATTGATTCGCTGTGTTTCACGAGCATTAGGTGTTGGTTCTTCAGACGGAGCATCTTCAGGTGTGGCAAATCCGAACACATCAGCGTTCTCGTTTAGCCATACATCAATCTGCTCAGGCGTACTTACGTCGCCAGGAATGAACTTGGCGATCTTGGTAGATACGCCTTTCTGTTCCAATACTTCCTTGACTGAACGTCCTCGAAGGTCTGCCTGAATAGAAGCTAGCTGATCAGCCAGTTCCTTCTTTTCACGCTCTGCTCTTTTGAGAGCCTTGCGTAGATTTGCTGGACCATTCTGGTCTTGTGTTTGTGATGGTTGATCTTCTTCAAGATCAAAGTCATCATCTTCGTATTGGTCTGCCATGTGGCACTCCCTTTTCTATGTTGGTTGATCGCAGGCCATAGCACTCCCCAGGGGAAGGGGTACTAGCTCCCACTCTTGGTCTTTAAATACACATCACCATGCCAATGGGTAGTGATGGAACCTAATTAACTTACGCCAGATTCTTCTGTATAAAGGCTGCCCTTAGCAGCACCAGAAGAGCCGCTATAAAGACTTACAAGTCCTGCACGTTGACGCGCTAGATCTTGTTGTGCCTGTGCTGCAGAAACGCCATTAACGTTTGCGTTAAATTGAGCAGCAGTTAATTCAGAGCCAATGTTGGCAGCATTGCCACCCAATGATGCGGCAATCTGTTGTTGTTGAGCCAATTGGCTACCAATGTTTGCAAAGCCTGTTTGGGCTTGTTGTTGCGTAACACCTTGTGCCGCAAGACTTAAAGCATTTTGCTGATTAAGAGCAAGGTTTTGACGAGCTGCTTCTGCCGCAACTTGAGTACCAGCAAACTGTTGTTGAAGAACAGGTACTGCCGTATTTGGATCAAGGAAGTGTGCAATAAGATCACCTTGGGTCAAACCGTATTGTTGATATGCAGTTTGAAGCATGTAAGGATCTTGGGTTGTCGCCAACTGGCTTGCCATGTTGACGTAATTTTGAAGTGTTGCCGTTCCTACGTTTTTGCCAATAAGGCTTGCAAGAAAAGATTGAGTTTGATATTTATCTGGAACACCAGATTCTGACAATATGCTACGGTAATTGTTTTCAGCAGTCATATAATCCGCTGCACTATAAGCAGAAAACCCAGCTGCTACGCGAGCATCATTACCAGAAAAACGTGCTTTATATGCAGGAGAATTTTGAATTGTTAAAGCAATTGTATCTGGTTGTGCACCTTGCTGAGCAAGGGTTGTAATCTGATTCATTAGATCTGTTGAGTTAGGATCGTTGGAGTTAAGAATACCCCAGTCCATTAATTGCTTTTGCGCAGCTGAAATATAATCTGTTGTCGCTGGTCCAGTCGCACCAGTTGGACCAGTAGTAGAAGGCGTAACT